TGTGCTGTCCTAATCCTGATCTTAATCCATTTTTCTTTACTCCGGATGTAGATAAAGAAAATATTATTATGGAACAAATAGACGGAAACTTTTCTACCGAAGATGAAACAATCTTTACAGCACTTAAATTTTGTGAAAGGATGTATGAAACTCCTACATCTAGAGCATACAAAGGTATTTCATCTATGTTAGATAGATTAGCAAGATATATGGAAACTACTCCCATCACACATGGTAGAGATGGTAACATGAACTCACTAATTGCTGCAGCTAAAAACTATGAGGCAATTAGACAATCTTTTAAAGGTGCTTATAAAGATCTTCAAGAGGAACAATCAAGTAGAGTAAGAGGTGGACAAGGACTAGCATATGACATGTAATGAGTGAAATTTATCAAAATATACCGACCTACGAAAATGGAAAATGGACAGAAACTAGTTTTGAATCCAGAGAAGAATTTGCTGGATTTATCAGAAATATATTCAAAGAACCAGGTGAGTACAATTTCAACGAAACAACCAATACAGTATTCATATCAGAATCAAATAAATTCAGAAAAGATGGAGTATACTGTACACACCCTTACAAGTCAAAAGACTTTATAAATTATTGGGATGATCAAAAGCATAAATGCAGAAAAGGTATTATTGTTAAAGATGGAGAAAACACATGGTTTGTAGCAAGAGAATACTACATGTGGTTAAACTTTTTACCAATCTTTGATAAAGAACAACAGAAGTTTGATTTTGCCAAGATTAGAGATGCTCAGTATCATATGGCATTGTATGAACTACTTGCAGAACTTAACTATAAACATGCTGCTATTCTAAAGAAACGTCAGATTGCATCTTCTTATTATCATATGGGTAAACTTATAAACCAGCAATGGTTTGAAGCAGGGGTTACTCTAAAGATGGGAGCAAGTCTCAAAGACTACATCAATGAGAAGGGTTCTTGGAAATTCTTACAAGAATATGCTGCTTTCTTAAATGAGCACACGGCATGGTACCGTCCAATGTCTCCGGACAAAGTCATGATGTGGCAACAGAAGATTGAAGTAAGAAAAGGAGATAGAAAGACAGAAGTTGGTCTCAAAGGTACTATACAGGGTATGTCATTTGAGAAAGATCCAACAAATGGTGTAGGGGGTCCGGTTAAATACTTCTTCCATGAAGAGGCCGGGATTGCTCCTAAGATGGATCAGACATATGAGTATATGAGACCAGCAATGAGATCTGGTTTGATTACAACCGGAATGTTTATTGCTGCAGGATCTGTGGGTGACTTGTCACAATGTCTTCCATTAAAAGACATGATTCTTAATCCTACAGCTAAAGATATTTATGCTGTAGAGACAGATCTTATTGATGATAAAGGTACTCCAGGTCTCTCAGGTTTATTTATTCCTGAACAGTGGTCCATGCCTCCATACATAGATGATTTTGGTAATTCACTTGTAAAAGAAGCATTAGAGGCACTTGATAAACAGTTCAAACAGTGGAAAGAAGAACTTGCTCCGGAGGAATATCAGTTAAGAATTTCTCAGCATCCAAGAAATATTAAAGAAGCATTTGATCACAGAACAGTATCTGTGTTTCCTACACATCTTCTTGCTGCACAAGAAAGAAGAATAGAAGATAAAGAATATGGATATGAGTATCTAGATATTTCTCCTGATGTAAATGGAAAACCAGTAGTTACTAAAAGTAACAAAAGACCTATTATGGAGTTTCCAATAAACAAAAAGACTGAAGATAAAACAGGATGTCTTGTTGTATGGGAAAGGCCAGTAGCAGATCCTACATTTGGAATGTACTATGCATCTATTGACCCGGTGGGTGAAGGTAAAACTACAACTTCGGAATCTCTCTGCTCTATCTACATCATGAAGTCTCCTATTGAAGTTACCAAAGTTACCGGTACAGAAACAGAAACTTATATTGAACAAGGTAAAATTGTAGCGGCATGGTGTGGTAGATATGATGATATCAATCAAACTCATAGACAACTAGAACTTATTATTGAGTGGTATAATGCATGGGCACTTGTAGAAAACAACATATCATTATTTATTCAATACATGATATCTAGAAGAAAACAAAGATACTTGGTACCTAAGAGCCAGATTATGTTCTTGAAAGATCTAGGTGCAAATGCTAATGTATTCCAAGAGTATGGTTGGAAAAACACAGGAACTTTATTTAAAGCACATCTTCTAAGTTATGCTATTGAATATTGTAAAGAAGAATTAGATCAAGAATTAAAAGCTGACGGTACTGTAGTAAGGACAACCTATGGAATTGAAAGAATTCCGGATCCTATGTTAATTAAAGAAATGAGAGAATATGCTGATGGGGTTAACGTGGATAGACTAGTTTCTTTTGCAGCACTGGTTTCATTTATGAAAATTCAAGAATCTAACAGAGGATATACAAAGAGAACAATCATGGATGATACGGCTAAAAACTTGCAAAAGTCAGAAAATTTGTTTAAATTAAATAAGAGCCCGTTTAGACATATGGGCCAGGGAATGAAATCTATGAGTAGTGGGTTAAAAAGATCTGCTTTCAAAAATATTAAATAATAAGTTATGCAAGTATACAACGCATTACAACTTAAGAAGGGAGCTAAAACACAACAGAATAGGTTAGGTAGTATTACCCAACCTTTACAGTTTTTGCCTAAGAAAGATAAAACTGAAGAATGGGCTGCTTGGAATCTTGACTGGTTGGAGTGGCAAGGGTTAAAACAAATCCGTAGGAATGCTAGAAGATTAATGAAAAACTATAAGCTTGCTAAAGGTATCATTGATAGATCAGACTACATTATAGAAGAAGACAATGAGTACAGAGATGTTGTTGAAATTCTTACAAAAGAAGATGTTTCTGCATTAGAGCTAAAGTTTTATCCAATTATTCCAAATGTTGTTAATGTTCTAGTAGCTGAATTTGCAAAAAGATCTACAAGATTAACATATAGAGCTGTTGATGACTTCTCATATAATGAGATGTTAGAACAGAAAAGAGCTCAAGTAGAGCAAACATTGATGGCAGATGCTTCAACTAAAATGTTGGCAGCTATGCTAGAACAAGGTTTAGATCCTAATTCTGAAGAGGCTCAACAACAGATGTCCCCAGAAAATATCAAGTCCTTACCTGAAATTGAACAGTTCTTTAAGAAAGATTACCGTTCTATGGTAGAACAATGGGCAGAGCATCAGCATAAAGTTGATGTTGAAAGATTCAGAATGGATGAATTAGAAGAAAGAGCATTCCGTGATATGTTAATTACAGACAGAGAATTCTGGCATTTTCATATGATGGAGGATGACTATGATGTAGAATTATGGAATCCGGTTCTTACCTTCTACCATAAGTCACCAGATATTAGATACATATCTCAGGGTAACTGGGTAGGTAAAACCGATATGTTTACCGTTTCTGATGTGATTGACAAATATGGTCACTTACTTACACAAGAACAACATGAAGCTCTTGAATCAGTATATCCTATTAGATCTGCCGGATACAACATAGGTGGTTTACAAAATGATGGTAGTTTTTATGATGGTACTAAGTCTCATGAATGGAATGTCAATATGCCTTCATTAGCATATAGACAATATACATCATTTATGTCCGGTAATGTGTTAGATGGTGCTGATGTAATTGCTCAGATTCTTGCTGAAGGAGAAGATTACTATGATCAAGGTACTGCATACTTACTTAGAGTAACTACAGCATATTGGAAATCTCAGAAAAAAATTGGTCACTTAACTAAGATTACAGAAGAAGGTGAGGTTACAAATGAAATAGTATCTGAAGATTACACAATTACAGATAAACCAATTTATGATACTCGACTTTTCAAAAATAAAAACAAAGACAATTTATTATTTGGAGAACATATAGATTGGATTTGGATTAATGAAACTTGGGGTGGTGTTAAAATTGGGCCAAATGTACCTTCATTCTGGGGTATGAATAATCCAGGTGGATTCTCACCAATATATATTGGAGTAAATAGAAACCACATTGGACCACTTAAGTTTCAGTTTAAAGGTGACTCAAGTTTGTATGGATGTAAACTTCCTGTAGAAGGATCAGTGTTTTCTGATAGAAATACTAAGTCTACTGCCTTAATTGATTTAATGAAGCCATACCAGATTGGTTATAACATTGTCAATAACCAGATTGCAGATATACTAGTAGATGAACTTGGTACTGTAATCTTGCTTGATCAAAACTCATTACCTAGACA